GTTACATAATGAGTATTAATTATATTGAATTTACCCTTCAAGCATCGGGTTTTGGCTGTGTAAACACTAACGGCAATATAAACCCATATACAGGCAAACAAGGCGGTGATGACGGCTTTAAGAACCGTATTTTTGCTAAGCAACGTAATGGCAAGATGTATATCTCTAGCAACTGTATCCGTGGTTACTTTTTCGAACCTGATGCAAAAGGCATGATGCTGTCTAACCAAGGAGGCTTTAATAATAATAAAAGTGATAACGGTGAGCTTGTTATTAGCAGTAAAGACATGCCGATGATCTCTCAAAAAATTGCCAGTTCTTACTTAGGTCTTATTCGTGGCTATATGCTGACTGAAAAAGGGGGCGATGCGATTAAACGTAACTCCCCATTAATGGTTACTGATTGGATCAATGAAAAAGGCGAACCTAATAAAAATGAAGTAATGGTGAACCATTTAGCATTAGATGAAGACGGTAAAAAAGAAAGTAACTCATTATTTTATCAAGATACATGGGGTGACACGCTTTACCACGGCATGGCAGTGCTTTCTATTGAACAAATGCAGTTCATTGAAATGGATAACCGCTTAGGTCATCAAGCGGTGCGTTTTAGTCAGAATCCGAAAAAAGCGAAGGTTAACGATGATATTGAAACCTTTAAAGTACAGTTGATTGAGAACCTGAAAAATATTGGCTTACGTTGTGGTATGCCTGAATCGAAATGTGATGACATTGATGTGACTTATGGTCGCTTCATGAAAAAAGATATGCTTTTTGCTTACCCAGAAGAAGGACTGTTATTAAATAACACTGCCCTTCATGCATTAATTTTAGAAACAAAACGTCGTTTTAATACGTTCGCCATTGTTAAATCAAAAGGATTTGTACGTACAGATAAAATTAGCGTGTCTATGCGTAGTACGTTAACCACAGAAGGATTTGAACAAGCATTAGTGCCAGATGCTATCCCTGATTATGCGCGTTTCTATAAAGCCGTAGAGGAAAATAACGAGGCGTAATCATGTTAAAAGTGACCCTTGATGTGCATTCGGGCACACAGAAAATCGTGATGCCTGATAAGGTAAAAGGCAGCTATATTGAAAAGTTTAACCTTAACTTTAACCCAGATAATCGGCCATTGTTCTTACGAGGTATTTTATTGTTTCTAATGGGGGAACGAGTCTCATTGCACGTTGTCAATCAAGATGCGGGTGATGATGAGGTGTGGGCAAAGCAAAAGCTGGGGCTGTGTGCATTTTTAGATAAACTTGAACTTAAAGGTTGCTTACGTCCACAGGCTTCAAATTACAACCTTATTACCTTTGAACAGCACCGTAAACACGGTGTACCTATTTATGCGATGCAGCAATTTGAAGGTAATACATTAATACCCATAACTGAATCTCGTTTAAATAAACGCTATGCAGAGTTCATCAATAATGGGTTGTTTGATGTATTTCGTTTAATGCCTTGTGCTGTAAAACCTATATATAACGGCTCAAAATTAGCAAATGTCATCACACAACCTGTTAATACTGATGTGTTGTTTAAAAGTGGTTATTGGACTTTACATAAAAAGACGCTGATGGATTTGTTAGCAACAGTGCTAAACGATAAAAGTAATTTTATTAAAGGCAATTTAACCTACCAAGCAACAGATGCAATGTTAGCAACACTGAATCAAATATTTACTCCCGTTTCTACAGATCATGTTGCACTGCGACCTGATGGAAACAGTTATAACCACATAATGGAGCATATTGAAGGGGGTCAAAATGCCATCGCTTTATTTAAGGTGAAACAATTGGGTTATGACCTTGATGTGAGTGCTCGAACACCTGAACAGCAACAATGGATTCATAGTGTTGATGAATCAAGTAGTCATACTGCTGCTGTCTTTGCTTATTTTATGTGGCAATACCTGAGTATGTATCAACAACTCTATTTTCAAGAACAAGCTAAAGGAAAAGATGGCGCACCAAGCTGTACTAAGTTTGGATTAAACTGCTTAGACTTTAAGGGTGAAAAAGGCTTAGAAGCCTTAGCTAATTGGCTGCAAGATCCCAAGAAAGCATTTAGTGATAAACCTTCGCAAAATAGTAATACCGAGTATTACAAAGGGGTTTTTGATGCCTCTAAATATGGTGTCAGTACACGATCACCAGTACTTACACAACGTTATGATGGTGTGTTTGAACTGTATATAAAAAGTGATGTAGAAACTGAACAGTTGATTATGGATAAAATCAAACACAGTGGACGCCATTACTTACGTGTTGGTAAGTTATGTTTAGCTGAATTAACGCAATTACCTGCCCGTATCCCTTCAAGTTATTGGGAAACGGTTGAAGATGATGCAGTCAAGAAAGGTTAAGTGAAATACCCTTTTTTATTTAAATTCTATAACGTATTGATTCTAAAGGGTTGCGCAATCGTCTTTAAAAAAGGGGTAAACGCATTTAATTTAATTAAGATTCTGTTTTATAATATTTTTTGCTAATTTCCCATCAGTGTCCCGCCACATAGGCGGCTTAGAAGTTCCCGTAAAGCAGCATTATTTGAAAAATTAAGTGTCCCGCCACATAGGCGGCTTAGAAGAGCCGTACGAGCAATAATATTTATAATATCCTGTGTCCCGCCACATCGGCGGCTTAGAAGAGTATCGAAAAACGTTGCCCGAGTATGGGAATGTATCCCGCCACATAGGCGGCTTAGAAGTCCGTGACCCCTGTTACTGATATATCGAGTTTCGTGTCCCGCCACATAGGCGGCTTAGAAGAGCAACAGCAAACTGTTTAAATTCTTCCATTGGTGTCCCGCCACATCGGCGGCTTAGAAGTTAAAGTAAGCTTCTGGTTCTGGCTTTATCGTGTGTCCCGCCACTCAGGCGGCTTATAACAAATCAATTAACATAAAACTAAATACTATAGATACCCCAACAACCTATTAACAGCCAGTTCCACTTCTTGCTCATCGCTAAAGTAACTATTCAAAATGCTATTCCACAGTACCCCGAACGATGCTTGATATAGCTCACTAAACTCAACATCATCCATTTTGGCAAAGCGAATACTCTTAGCCTCTCTGCGAATAGAACCATTAGGCAATACAACTTGGTCATACCATCCTGCTTCAACAATCACCCATTTGCGATACGCTTCAAATGACTTTTCTGTTTCAAGTTGCGCTCTATGTGCTGATAGATGGTCTAAATAGCCACTCGCCATATCTTGCAGTGTTTGTTGCTCCCCACCGTATTGCGCTAACATCCGAACAAAGCGCATCAATAGCCCTCGTTCTGCTGGTGATACTGTTCCTCCTGTTGGATTCCAGTAATCGAACCCTAAGTTCAATAGCGCAAAATACTTACGATGAAACATTGGATTGCGTAACGTTTTAAAGTCGCACTCAAGCACCGTCCCTACGCGTTTGTTATCGATGAAGTTCTTATCATCATCGGTTAGCGGGACTAATGCCCCGCCTTGCGTTTTAACTAGCGCTATCTTAGCCATTGATGAAACTGCCCGTTTGCGCGCCTTGCAGCTTAAACTCGCGCTTAGTGACAATTTTGGCGATAACACACTTAAATACATGAACTTCTATTGAGTGCCATACACCACCCGATTTTACTTTATGGATAACATGGCCAGAACGTTCACCGTGTTTCTCGATAGCGGCAATTGCAGCGACACGCTTATCGAACGTGTCAGCGCCAATAATACGAATCTCTCGACTGGTCATACGGCTACCGCCTTAAGTACACCGGCTTTAATGAGCTTCTTAGTGAGCCACAGTTCACCTTTGCCCGTAATCAATGTGGTATTAGCAATACGGTCATTTTCAGGCCCATAGGTACTTTGGCGCACAACAAAGCAACCATTCTCAATGTATTGCTGCATCGGCAAGTTATAACCTTGGCAGCCACTGATTAATATTTTCATATCACGCAGAACAGCGAAGATTTTACGGGGGCCTAAGTTCACGGCTTTAGCAAACTTACCCAATGTCATACCGTAATCTACTTTGGCGATACGCTCGGCAAAATCCACTTTGGGGGCATTAAGCATGAGCAGCTTGTTTTGGATTTCAATTTCTCTAGCTTGGTCAGCGGCAAGTTGTAATGCATCAGCAAATGATGCTGGCTGCGATAGCTCTCTTAGTTTAACTAATACGTTTTTCCGAACAGCTTTGATTCACGCATACCAACAAGCATCATCTGGTCGTATGTAAGTTCAAAATATTTAACTGTATTGCCACGTACGATTTTTTCGTACGTCACCAAGTCATCACATTCATCAATAATCTTCTTATTAAAATCATTATTTCGAACTTCACTCTCGTTTGCTGCAATACGTGCAGGATTAATATAATCATTCAAAAAATCTAGCGAGCTCATATTTAACTCATGGTTTTGCATTACTGAAATATTCATCACTACATCTCCCCTACACTCATTGAACACTCAAAATTTGCGGTCTTGATTGACGGCTTACCTAACACCCCGCGAGCAGCAATATCCCATCCATTAAACGTGCAAGCCTTCGCTCGACCAGATTTAACCAGGTTATAATCATACTCAAGCCATTGCTCGACAATTGCCTTCGTTGGCTGTAGTTGATGAGCTTTAATCGGGAGGTGATAACACGCTGCAAACTCTAACGCCCGTTCAACATGCACCCCACGTAAACCATGTTTTGACCACGATTTAATGGTGCTACCACTAGCACAGCAATAGATACCCACTTTGTATTTCGCGCTTGTCACATCAGAGATATTTTGATCGTGAAGAACAATTAAACGTAGCAATGAATTAAACCCATTCACTGCGAGTTCTTCTGCCATCGCAGTGCGTTCTGACTCAGTAAACTTACTCATGTGCTGCTCCTTTTCGTGCAATACGAGCAAACACTGAATTAGCTTTAAACTGCTCTGGTCGCACTGTTGTCGAGTTACGTTGTTTATCAAATTCAGTTACTAAGCTACTCGGGGGCAGCTGCACAAGTTCAGTTAATAAACCTTGTTCTTCAAGTCCCTGATATTTCTCAAAAGCTAGTTTGAATTTCTTCTCAGCATCAGATGCTGATAACTTGTTTCTAATCGCCCAAGATGTTGCCTGACGCGCTCTTTTTTCAGCTAAATTTTGTACTGGCTCATGATCCAACATGCGCTTAAACGCCTCTTGCCATGAATCATCTTTGCACCAACCGCAGAACTTACCCACGCTTGGAAAGAAATCAGACTCTTGCTGACGGGCTTTCACTAACCCACGTTGTACTTGGGTCATGCTAACAATGCCGTTTTCCATCATGCCTTTGGCAAAGCTTGCGCGTGTCGCTTTGAACTCTTCAGCGGTTCTCAAGTGATTACGCCAAGCGGGTAAAATCGCGCATAACTCTTTGAATATTTCATTGATGTTCTGCATAGCAAATTCATCAATATTTCTTACTGACTGTTGTTGCGCTGGTCGATGCGCAATGTTTGCCTTTTGTGCTATTTCAGCGATAGTTTTCATTGGTCGTTATAGGCCTAAATCATGACCCCAAGTGGTGTCATCAAAATCTGCGAGAGTGACAGGTCGATTAGCATCATTGCCACTTGCTTGGTTAGCAAAGAACTTTAGCTCGTATAAATCCCGCCATTCAGAATCAATACTCTGATTCACAGAATAGATTTATCACCACCCGATAGCGTGATCAGACGGTTAGCTTTAACTTGTTCGCCATTGAGCGTTTTGTAAGATGTTTTGATAGTTTTCTTATACTCAAGCCATTTCGTCCAAGCTTGTTGATTGAGTTCTTGAGGGAATTGACTAAGCAGTGAACCGCCAGCAACCTTGCGTTGCTTATCTTTATTGTTACTCTTCAGTTCTTGTTTTAGATCAGTCTTTATTAGTATCGGCTCAGACTGATTAGGTTTATCCGCATCAGGGTTTTCCGTATTTGGTTCAAACTGCTCTATTTCTATTAGATCATATTGATATTCACTCGACTTAGGCTTCTTATCCTCTTTATTTATAAAGGCTTTATTACCTATAGGCGTGTCATAAACAATATAATTGGTTTCACCTGTAGACAGCTTTTCACGAAGAATAAAACCAGTATCACGAAGCTCTTTTAAAATGGCGTAAACACCATCTCTAGCGGTCTTTTTTGCTGTGTTTTTAGTGACTGTGATTAACTGCGCTGGCGATACACTCCAGTTATCAGGTTTAGATAAAATGTAAGACAACATACCCATAGCCTGAAATGACAGTTGGTTATTAGCAAAGACGGTATTACTAATTGTTGTGTATCGATTACGACGTTCAGATCGGATGATAGACATTACACTTCCTCCAACTTTTGCGGAGTCTGCTGACGATGAAACAAAGTGGCATTAGCACTTGTTGGTTCAGTCCCTAGCAACAATAAACTTCTAGCAACCGTGATACTCATGCCACGGCGTTTAGCCGCGACACGGGATGCTATAGCGATAATTTTATCGAGATCATTTATGTTATTCATAACTCAGTCATCCATTCAGGAATGGCAATACCAGCAATCGTTAATTCATCTCTTATCTCGCGAGCTAACTCGGCATCATTAATCATCATTTCGCGAACGCTTGAGATAGCTAACGTGTATAAAAACTGTGCTTCGTTGGTATCAGCTGCTTTAGAAAAAGAATCAATCACTGCTCGGTCAGATTCAGTAAATCGTACTTTCACCTGTTCATCACGAATCAAGGCTTGTGGCAGCCCTACTTTTCCGATCTTACGGCGTGCTGCGATAGTGATTAGCATCTGTGTTTCGAACTCGTTTAATTGAATCATTGGTCGTTACCTCTTTGGTCGTTTTAATATTTAGCCTCTTTCCATTCCGTCCATAGTTGCTAGGGTTGTAGGTGTACGGAATATCTTTTGATAAATGACACAGTAAAGCTATTTTCTCAGGGACTTTCTTTTTGAAATGACTAGCGCGCTCTAAACCAAACGCCTTGGCAATTGCTTGTTCTGTTTTAAAAACATCTAAAAGTATTTGATATAAAGAATCCATATATCACCTCCGACAATAAATGGTTAGATAATTTTGATTTTTTAGAACGATTACACAGCGTCCTTAAACCAAGTAAACCCATTGATAATATTGAACAATTATGGGGTCGAAAAAAACAACTCCAAGAATTAGAAGTAGCATTACATGCTGATGGACGACACGCTTTTATTCTAGGAGATAGAGGAGTCGGTAAATCTTCATTGGCTCAAACTGCGACACATCTTCTGCAATCGTCAGATAATCAGCCGATTATTGTTAGTTGTGATTATACATCTACATTAACTGGTATTATTTCTGCCATTTTGAATGAAGCTCTATCCACTATTGATATATCAGAGTGCTCCCATAAAATTGCTTTTAAACCACCACTATTCTCTTTTGAATTTTCGGGACAACTATCAAACAAACCATCATTACCCGAAGTTATAGATCCGCTAACCGCCACAATAGCTTTGAATAGTTTATCTAAATGGCACTCTGAAAAGACGATTATTGTTATTGATGAGTTTGATCAGATGCCTGATGATCAGCGAAAAGCTTTTGGTGTATTACTTAAGCAACTCGGTGATAAAGGATCTAAAGTTAAATTAATTTTTACAGGTATTGGGCAATCATTAGATAGCTTAATGGATGGTCATTTATCCAGCTTTAGGCAGTTACATCAAGTAAAACTAGATGTATTACCATGGGATGGACGTTTTAAGATTATTGATACGGCCTTTAAATATTAAATTACCTGATGATATTCGTTATAAAATAGCTGGCTTAAGCGATGGTTTTCCTAGTTATGTACACTTGATTTGCGAAAAAATCCTCGTTGCAGCTCATTTTTCAGATGATCCAATAACTGAAATTAATTTTTCTTTATTTTTGCAGGCTCTTGATGATGCAATCAATTCTGTCTCTGAAATATTACGAAAAAGCTATGATCAAGCAACAGATGGAAAACCAGAATATATTCATCATATCCTCTGGGCAATGGCGGATTCAGCAGATTTAATCCGAAGTTATGAGCATATAACCTTTTCCTATTCAGATATTGTTAATCAATTAAAATTAGAAGCTTTAGACGAAGATAAATTTAAAAAAGAATTTGCTAAATTAAGAAATAAATCCTACGGATGTATATTAAAACGAGCATTTGATAATCGTCCCAGTTGGTTTGCTTTTCGTGAAAATGTTATTCGAGGCTTTATTCGAATGTGCGCTGAGAAAAGCAATGTTCAGTTAGATTTTGAACGTTACTTCACTGCCCATACAGCATCAGCTAGAACAGTGGGAACTCAACGCAAATATCAACCACTGACAGAAGTTGAACGTAATGTTGAATATCTAAAATGTAAAAAATGATTATTTTTATGAACGTAAGCCAAAAGAAACTTTTTACTAATGCGCTTTAGTCATTAGAGCGCATTTAGGTAAAGACCAAGAAAGCCAAAGGTAATGACCGAGATACAACTCTTCGGGGCTGTATCTCAAAGAAAATTGAATTCAGTTTTCTTTGAGATACAAATAGCTAATTACGAATAAAGAATGAACCCATCAATCCCATAGTTATCATTTTTATTATCTTTATCAAAATAAGAAATATGGTAATGATAATTAAAAAAATAATAACCCCAAACAACAAACACGAAAACAAAAATGATTTCCATTTTTCAATCTTTAATCTTTTATTTGTAATAACTGACTGACTCATAAAATTCATAACATTAAAATATCTCCAAAGAAATTCCTCAAAAAAATAGACTTTACTGATTTCCTTACAATAGAAAGCAACGTATTTATTTAGTTTTTCTTCAATAAATAATTTAACTGTAAAAAACATCCTAAAACAATTTCGCACATATTCACCCTTGATCATATGGTTGAAACTTGAGCGTAACATATCATTAAAGAATAACAAATAATCTATATAGTACTTTTATGAATATAAAAAACCCTGCTATTCCTGACAGGGTTGACTTAGCCAATAACAATTAACAGTAACTGATTATCAGGAATGGGTAGATTTCACGAAAAGAGATTGAAAATAAGGTGAGTTTATATCTAATCCAATAGGGCTAATTTCTATACTGCTCATCCCTTTCAATGTCTCGAAGTCAGGTTTTTTACTCGGTTTCGCCCCGAATAATAGAGCAATTATTGATAGTTCAGGTGGGAAAAACACTTGAATATGAAGACTATTTTTATACATGACGGAAATAGGACATTTTAAAAAACCACCTGATGGAAAGCAATTAAGGTAATCGACTACAGCCGATGAAATTTGAATCTCTGTATTGAGAGCCTCATTTGGCATATCTATATAATCGATATTTAAAACGCTCCACGTCATATCTAATACTCATATTGTTTAGTAATAAAATGCTCAATAACTATACACGTCAATATGAATTTCGTTAATTTTTATCTGATACAAAAAAACCCTGCCATCTCTGACAGGGTTGATTTGGGCACTAATCACGACCAAGAAATTAGCGCCATGGTGTATCGACCAGATATCACCAAAGGTAACGACCATTGCTTTGCAGACAGCTAATAAACATAGCAACCAACAACAACAAGGGACATGGAGAGTATCTTATGAAAAATATCTTTAATCAAGTCTCACCCCAAGAAGTTGAGACACTGGAGAGGTTCCTAGATATAGGTAAACATCGGATCCTAAATAACCGTGAGTTTTGCGGCCTATCAGTCTCTGATTTCGTAACCTTTTACTTTGAAGTTCATGATGGGAAATTAGCCAATGCAATGGTCAAATTTCTTATCACCGCCGACTGTGGTTCAAACAACACCCTACTTGTTTTAATGGGTTTTCAAGAGTTCGCAAAAGATGTGTTTGAGGAGTTCTTTAATGAAAACGAATCCACTATTTTAAAAGTCTTTCGTGCTGAATATAAGGAGCAAAAAGAAGAACTTGAAATTGCATTGGCTGGTTTATAACTCATTCGTAAAGTGCTCTTACTTATCCAAGAGCACTTTGAGAATGCATAACCTAAGGTAACGACCAATGACCACTCAACCCACAGTTCCTTTTGAGCAACAATATCCAGCTGTCGCACAGCGCGGTATAGATCAATCAACATGGGGGGCACTACAAAATAGTGTATTCCCGGGCGCACGTGATGAATCAATATTAATGGCAGTGGATTACTGCTTATCACGTCATTTAGATATTTTACTGAAACCCGTCCACCTTGTTCCAATGAGCGTTAAAGATGCTACCTCAGGTAATTCAACATGGCGTGATGTTGTTATGCCTGGTATTGGTTTATATCGCATCCAAGCTGATCGAAGTGGTACTTATGCTGGCGCTGATGAACCTGAGTTTGGTCCTGTATTAACAGTCGATTTAGATGGTAACCAATATACATTCCCTGAATGGTGCAAATATACCGTCCATAAGCTAATTGGTGATCGAATTGTCGCTTTTAGTGCTAAAGAATATTGGCTAGAAAACTATGCAACCGCAGGACGTAACGCCCAAGCACCGAATGCTATGTGGAAAAAGCGCCCTTACGCTCAGTTGGCCAAATGTGCAGAGGCTCAAGCATTACGTAAAGCATGGCCTGATATTGGACAAGCTCCAACTGCCGAAGAAATGGAAGGCAAAGAGTTTGTATCATCAGAAAAAGATGTCACCCCACAACAACCAGCCATCAAACACTACCCTGTCGATCAATTTGAAATTAATTACACCAAGTGGTCATCTGTCATTCAGTCCGGTAAGAAAACCGCTGAACAGTTGATCGCCATGATTGAAAGTAAAGGTGTGTTAACTGAACCTCAAAAACAAGCACTCATCAATTGTGAAGTGGAGGAAATCTAATGCGTATAACAAACGTTTTTCAAGGAACTCAACCATGGCACGAATTACGCGCCACTAAATTTACAGCCAGTGAAGCACCAACCATGATGGGCGTATCAAAATATCAAAGTCATGATGCCCTGCTTAAACAAAAAGCAACAGGTGAACGGCCAGAAGTGAATAGCTTTCAAGAAAAGATATTTGCTCGTGGTCATGCTGCAGAAGATGCAGCTCGTCCGCTTGTAGAAAAACGCATTGGTGAAGAGTTGTTTCCAGCAACGGCAATCAGTGATGAATATGAGTGGATGCTTGCAAGTTTTGACGGTATCACCCTGCTTGAAGACATTGTCTTTGAGCACAAACTCCATAACCAAAACTTATTTGCCCATGTGCTTGATGGTCACTTAGAACCGCACTATTACTGGCAATTAGAACAACAACTTCTAGTCTCTGGTGCAGAGAAAGCCATCTTTGTTTGTAGTGACGGTACGGAAAAACTCTTTGCTTCTTGTGAATATATTTCAGTGCCAGCGCGCCGCGAACAACTCATTGCCGGTTGGCTGCAATTCCAAAAGGACTTAGCCAATTATGAACACAAAGAAGCAGTCATCATTCTTGAAGCTGAGCCTATCCGTGACCTACCGACTTTAACTTACAAAATGGATGGTTTAACGCTTAACAGCAACTTTGATATTTTCAAACAAGCTACCATGGCACTGATTGAAAAATCAAAACGCCCCATTGAAACTGATCAAGAGTTTGCTGATGCAGAGCAGCTTGTCAAAGTATTCAAAGGTGCAGAAGACAAACTAAAAGCACTATCAGAGCAAGTGCTTGGTGAAGTTCAAAGCATTGATGCGTTCATTAAGGAATTGAAGTTTATCAGTGAACAAATTCGCCAAGCGCGATTAGCTGCAGATAAACAAGTAAAGAGTCGCAAGGATGAAATTCGCAAAGGTATTCTTAACGATGCCAACGCTAAAATTCAACAACATCTCAATGCATTATCATTAGAAATCAAAGCCCCAATGCCAACATCTACAGTGTCAGTGCTTAATGCAATGAAAGGCAAAAAGACAGTTCAATCACTAGAAGAAACTGCAACCGCACAAGCTCTAGTGGAAGCCGACCTTTTAGCTAACAAAGCAAAGGAAAACTACGCCACCCTATCGACACATGCTGAGTACCAATTCTTATTCAATGACTGGGCTGCAATCTGTTTTAAAGATGCCGATGACTTTAATGCTCTTGTTAAAACTCGAATTACTGATCATAAAGCTGCAGAAGATATTCGACTAGAGCAAGAACGCCAACAAATGCAGATAGAAGCCGATGCTAAAGCACAAGCAAAGGTTGAAGCTCAACAGGAAACACTACCCGTTAGCGAAGAAAGTAAGCAAAGCGATGTGATTGCCCATGCACTTGAAAAAGACAAAGCTGTACTATCACCAACAACATTAGTCCATCAAATAGAAACATCAGAAATCAAAGCAGTACCCATGATTCAGATGACGGCTAAAGAAGCTAATTATCTTCGTAAACGTGATGCTATTTTGACAGCGCTAGAAAATGCCGGTGTTGATAATTGGTCAGGTTATGAGAATGCTATCAGCAATATTACTCGCACCAACACCCAACTATAAATTCTTTACTAAAGAACTTTTCCCTTATAACCCCCGTAACACACACAATCACCAAGCCTCTATTGGGGTAGTTTTATCTATATTCCATTAATGCACACCATGAATCGGGCTCGTCTTGCTAATTTTGTTAGTTAAACATGCCAATAAGGAATCAAACATGTTCGATTACAACAGCTACCCTACTGTAAACATCTCATATACCACAGAAAACAGCTTAAAAGTGACACCGTCACACTATAAAAGTAAACAGGAAAAGCAATTACCTGATTCACCGCCACCAGCAAAAACTTATGCTGAACTTAATGAACAATCAACGCATCTTTTAATTAGTCACGTTGAAGTTTTAGAGATGTTTCAAATCACAAGTCGAGCAACAATCTATAAGTGGCGGCAAACACGCGGTTTCCCTGAACCAATTACACTTATGCCCTTACGTTGGTTACGTTCGGCCGTTGAAGAATGGAAAGATAATACCAGCAGGTTTGGAAAGCGTTTTTAGGTAGCAAAGCGATCTTGGTGAGAGATCGCTTTGTTTTAACTCAATACAAATATTCTAAAGTTAAATTTATAATGCTAAAATTTCAGAAAAATCATTAATAATAAAATCTGGTTTAACATTACCGAAGGCTTTTTTTAACTCTTCTTCTCTAAGTACATCTTTTTTAGTCCAGTGAGTAATTTGAACTAAAATTTTCCAACAATCAGGTGAGAAGTTTCTTCCATAATTAGCCCATACAGCAGTCATACCAACTTCTTTTGCCATTGATATATCTTTCGTTAGTGAATCTCCAACATAGATAGCATCTTCAATCCTAACGCCTTCTTTTGAACAAATATATTTCAATAATTCAGGATTTGGTTTTGAGTCTTTCAATGGTAATTTAACTATAAAATCATCTTTAACTGGAATTGACATAACCTTTTTAGGATTAGGATGAATACTATTATTGTCCTCAAGGGTGTATAAATGATCAAAAAATTCTAAAATATTGAGCTTATCTATACGATATAAAGAATTAAACTCAAGAGCCTCCGTATGCCCTACAATTTTGACACCATTATCTTTCAAAATTTTAAGTGTTTTTCTAACATTTGGATAAAGTTTTAAAGTTTCTTTTCTTTTAGCGCTAAATGCTCCAAAAACTGATGTTAGTTCTCGCTGCAAATATTCTTTATCAGCACAATTAAAATATTTAATTACAGAAGGTAGTTCTAAGGTTGCGAACGGTTTTTCTGTATTACCAAATCGTTGATGGACTTCTTTATATTCACTAAGTATTGTATCTAATGGCACGTTTATTCTTTTTGATAATGCTAAAGCCATCACTTCAAAAGACTGTGAATAAAATGTCACCCAATCATATAGAGTGTTATCAAGATCTGTTATTAATAATTTCATAATTAGCCATCCACACTAAAAGCTACATTTCTATCCGTTTCTGTCTGACTATATAGCGAATAAAAGTTAAATTTAGGTCTCTGTTGTGAAAAATCTATTAGGCACGCATAATTTTTAGAATCTTGGTTAGGTATTTGTTCATTACTTACACCTGAACTCCCCATAGCTATTACTTGGAAAGTATGTTCAGGATTATTCTCATCATCCGATTCTAATGGTTTAGCCCGACGAGTTATTTTTATACTGAAACATCTATGCATATGACCATGTAGAACATAATCAACCTCATTATCAATAATCCATCGCATAAGTCTTTCTGCATCAAGTGTAACACTATACCTAAGATCAAGGTAAGCATCTTCCACCTCATTAACTGGTGTTAAATGATGGTGAAGCATAACTATTCTTGTAACATTAGCTTTTTTAGGTATTTTTGTATTATCTTTTTTAGTCCACCCCATTCCACAAGCAACTTCATTTAATTGTTCTTCTCCAATAAAACCGATACCACTAAAAGTTCCTTTTACTTGTTGTAAATAACATGAATTTAATCCTGCTATTTCTACAATTTTATGCCCGCCAAGTAAAAACTTCCGACCCTGAGCTAAATTATTTTCAGGAGATCGTTTAAATACTTTCTTATAAAAATCAATATAGTTTTGTTTACTATCCTCATGATATTTAGTGGCTAACTCTAACCAAATATCTTGTGGTGTCGGTGTAATACCTTTATTTTTAAAATATTCATCTTGGCTAACTAAACCTACATCATGATTTCCTGGGCAAATAATTATATCGTCTGGTGTTAAATTAAGAGAAGATCCTACATCTGTTATAAACTGAGATGCTTTTTCAAAACCTTCTTTTTGCGATTGCCAAGTCAAATCACCCGATATAGCAAGACCAGCACATTTAGTTTCACTGTCTAAGCTATTAACTAAACTACAAATCCTTGAGGATAAACTTCTTTTTTGGTCTTGATCTTCAAATGGAAAGTTATGCTTCCCCCCCCCATTATCGAAATGAATATCAGAAAGCCACAAAATCTGCTCACTATCTTTTTGAGAGAATTTCTGTACGTAATTACACGGAATATAATGTGAGGCCAGTGATTCATGCTCAAAGTCTCCAGACTCTCTCGGTCTAACTTTCCATATAGTTCTATCTTGTTTCTGTAACTCTTTTTCAGAAAAAACTATTTTATTAAATAACTGTTCATCGAAGTCAGCACGCTCATTAGGATACATATCATTAAGGTTTAAATACGAGTATTTTTGAAAAAAGGATGTATTTTCTATTTCAATTATCTCCCCTTTAATTTTTAACCAACCAAGTAATTTATCCTTATTATAATAATCAGGAGTACAACTTCCATCATCAGGTGCAGGCTGATGTTTTGTTCCAGATGGGGATGCATGTATGTCAACTAGGCATGCTTTGTAAATTTTAGACTGCCCTGAATCAAATAAGAATATTTCTAGCTCATCACTTTCAACTGCAACCCCTAAGCTTTGACAAGGGAAACACTCTCCAGATTTTGCCCACCAACCCCACCATGTATGATCATTTTCTTTAATAATTTCATTATGTTCATTAATAGTAAAACCAGTTGATTTACCTAGATCTCGGAACCTAAAAATATATGTAGAAAACACTAAAGCCACCAATTATTATTTATGAATAGAACGTTTCTTTGGACATTATACAATTAGTTGCAATTTAATAATCTCCTATTTTATTAAACACAATATTAAAAAATAATATATTCAAACCTACTTCAAATAACTATCCAGCTTCTCAGCATACAACTCATACCCTTCTAACTGGTCTTTTAACCAATCATGTTTGTTATAAACCGCTAATACCCCACCAAGCTCATGGCCAAGCATCTTTTCAACCACATGTAGCATTACACCCAATTCTGATGCACCGGTGGATAGCGAACGTCTAAAATCATGAGTACGCCAATCTTCAATGGGCAAACCATCTCTAATACGGCGGATATAACGGTTCGCTGCTGAAATGGTTATCGGCCTATCAAGATCGCCACCAGGGAAAAGCACATCATCATAAGTTGCCATTACTCGCTCTAATATCGCTCTTGCTTTAGTAGGTATTGGACGTCTTATTGGCATGTTGGTTTTACTGAGTTCTTTCGGTACCGTCCATATACCGGCTTCCATATCAAAGTGACTACGACGCGCAAGGCGCAATTCTGATAAACGACTGCCCCACAGCATAGTTAACTGATGCAACGCTTTATTAGATGAGCTGGCACGGCTGCGTTCGATGGCTAACCAAATCATGCTTAGTTCTGAAAACGTTGGCACTCGGGTTCCGACTTCTGGTGCTTTACCTACATGTTGTCTTTTAATACGGTCTAAGTCTGTTTTTTCAATCATGAACTTGCTCTTACAAAAGTTTAAACAGGCTCTTAGCTTGGTGAAGAGTGAATTAGCCGTTTTGGGTTTATCAAGACTAATAGTATCTAACCACTGCATCCATTCTCTAGCTGGAATGGTTTCGACATTACGTTCAGGGAACGCACCAATAAGGTAATTTTTGGCAAACGAGCGATAAAGTGCCTGAGTACCCACTTTTAATTGAGGGACATAATGTTTAAGCCAGTACACGACACAATCATCTAATGTGATAAATTCAAGCTCACCCGTTATAGCAATGTTGGGATTTCGACCAGATTCTCTTAATTCCATCATTAATTTATGCTTTCGCCTTGCCTCTTTAAGGCTAGTTACGGGATACTTACCTATACGAATTCTTAGGCTTTTTTTATTAAAGCGGCAACGGTAATGAAAATAGATTTTAGCTTGAGGTGTTATGCGGACAACGAGCCCTTCACCATCACTAATTTCAGCTTTACCGTCATAAGTGTCTTGCTTTGATATAAGATTAAGTTGTCGGTCTGTCAGGCTCAT